CAAGCTCAAGGACACCGACGGCTCCTACATTTGGGAGCGTGGCATCGCTGGTGGTCAGCCGCCGATGCTCCTGGGCCGCCCGGTCTATGAAGCGGTGGACATGCCCGATATTGCGGCCGCCGCCACTCCCATCGTCTTTGGTGATTTCGCAACTGGTTATGCCATCGCAGACCGGACCGGTTTCGAAATCATCCGTGACGACCTCACCGGCGCTGGCAATGGCATCGTCAAGCTGCATGCGCGCCGTCGCGTGGGTGGCCGTGTGATCATGGGCGAAGCCCTGACCAAGCTCAAGATCGCCGCCTAACCATGAAGCTGGGCGCGGACGGCATCTATGTCGAATTGGCAGGCGAGGCTTACGAGCTTCGCCCGTCGCTCCGCGCCAGCATGCGCCTTGTTCGACGGCATGGCCTTTCCGGCCTGCTTGCCGCCGTCCAGGGCTTCAATCTCACCGTCATCACGGACATGTTGAGGGAAGCGGCCATCAAGCCCAGCCGGTTGCTGGCAGAGATCGCCGCGATTGGCCTTGGCAGTGTCCGCAATCGTCTCACCGGCCCGCTGGCAGCGTTCGTCCTGGCTATCGCGGGCATCGATCCCGATGATGCAAAGCCGCCCGAAGCCACAACCGGCAAGCCCGCCGATCCTGAGCCGGTCTTTGCCCAGCTCTTCGGCATTGCCACCGGCTGGCTAGGCTGGACTCCGGAAGAAGCATGGAACGCCACACCCGCCGAAATCATCGCCGCCCGCGCTGGCCGGACGGACCTCATCACGGACGTGCTGAAAGCCGTTTTCGGCACGACCGACGAGAAGACCAGCGCCACAACCTACACCGCCGACCAGCTCGCCAAGATCGAAGAGCAAGGCCGCGATCCTGCCTTTGATCGCTCTGGCCTGCATGGGCTCAAGAACAAGGGGCGCGCTGCCTGATGCCCTTTGCATCGCCCCGCCTTTGCAGTTGTGGCAATATCGTCCCTTCCGGTGAGCGCTGCGCGTGCCAGAAGGCCAGCGACCGTGCCCGCAAGGCCCGGCATGATCGGCGCCGCCCGACTGCCAGGCAGCGCGGATACAACACGGAATGGCAGAAGGCCCGTGCTGCCTACCTCATTGCCCATCCGTATTGTGTCCGGTGCGGCAAGCCTGCCGGCCATGTGGACCACATCACGCCGCACAAGGGCGATGACCGGCTCTTCTGGGACCGCACCAATTGGCAGGCCCTTTGCGCCCATCATCACAACAGCACCAAGCAGCGCGAAGAGCGCAGGCAGGTGCAGGCATGACGCCCGAGGAAGCCCGCGAGATTGATCGGCTTGAGTTCGAGGCTGACTGCCTTGCTGCCCGTGAACGCGCGTATGCTGTGGTTGCCGAGCGTCGTGGCTTGGATCGCGCTCGCTCCCTTAGATGGATCAAAGACGAACGACCGAAACCGGTCGCGCGCTTCAATCCGAAACCCGTGCCAGCAGCCAAGCCGCCCGCGCTCCCTATTGCAAAACTGAGGCGCAAGCGCGCGCCCTCCGGCCAGCGTCGCACCGCCTTCGGCAAGTCGCTCACTCTACGTGAGTGGGCTGAGTATCTGGGCATCAGCCTCAACACCCTTCACCAGCGCATGCACAAGAAGGGCTCACTAGAAGACGCCATTGCCGTGGGCGGCCTCAAGCGTCCGCACCGACCCAAGGCTAAGCCGGGGGTAGTTGAGAACTTGCCAGCCCCTAATGGGACCGGCGGCGGGTCCGTCGCGCAAGAGATTTCCTAAATAGAGATTTTCAAATTGACCGCACTCACTGACCTCAGATCGCAGCTCAATCTCACCGACGATGATGCCGATGACGCTCTGCTCACCGGCATGATTGCCGATGCGCTGGACCACACCGGCACGGCAATCGGCGCAGACGCCCAGCTTTCCTATGACGAACTGCCCGGCGGCCTTCGGCGCGCCGTGCTCATGCTGGCCGCACACTTCTTTGAAAACCGGGAAGCCGTGCTTGTAGGCATCGGAGCCAATGAGCTGCCTTTGGGCTTCTGGGAGCTGGTCGCACCGCACCGAAAGTGGGTGTTCTAGTGGCCTATTCTGCTCAAGTTCAGCGCCTTATGCGCCGCATTGACGGCATTCCCGCTGCTATTCGCGCGGACGTGCAGCCCGCCGTGGTCAAATCGGCCGAAGAGCTGGCCGGTGTGCAGCGCCGCTTAGCCGAGGCTTCCCGCGATACCGGCGCGCTCATCGACAGCATTGAGGTGACGCTGCCCGGCGAAACGACCCCGCCTTATAGCCAGCCGGGCGGCTCCCGCACCGCCTATGAGCTTGAGGCCATCGTGACGGTTGGCAACTCCGAAGTCCGCTACCCGCACCTGGTCGAATACGGCACTGCCCACGCACCCGCTCAGCCCTATTTCTGGCCCGCCGTTCGCAGCCTGCAAAAGCGCATCAACAATCGTCTCAACCGTGCGACCCGCAAGGCCATCCGCACCTATTGGAGCAAATAGTGACCGAACCTTCCCTGGCATTGCAGACGGCCATTCGTGCCCGCCTCTTGGCCTCAACTGACATCATGGCGCTGGTGGAGCCCGCCAATATCCGCGATGGCGACACCCGGCCCGGGGCTTTCCCGTCCATCATCCTTGGCGCTGCGCAAGTCGAGACAGCCGGTCACTACCGCACCTATCGCAATGTGACTGTCTATCTGGACCTGCATATTTGGGCCGAAACGCTTGAGGCGACCAAGGCCCTGGGCGCGCTGGTGAGCAGGGCGCTATTTGGTGCGCCGGACGTGCCCGGCTTTGACCTCACCGATGGCCTGCGAACCGAGCGCAGTATCTATATGACGGACCCGTCGGGTTGCGGTCATGGGATTGTCAGCCTTCGGGCACTCATGGGCGGTGCCGTCTGATGCGGGCAGGGCTCTTGTCGCACACCATCACCTTACAGCGTGCCACCGAAACGGTGAGCGCGGCGGGCACCGTCACGACCACCTGGGCGGACTTCGCAACCATCCGTGCTGAATTGGTTACGCATTCCATCGCTGAGACCGGCATGGCCTTTGGCGAAGCGGCCAAGGCATCGCTGGTGTTTCGCATTCGGCATTTCCACGGCCTTACCACCGACGACCAGCTGATCTATCGCGGGCAGGCCTATGCCATCACCAATCTGGTGGAGCTGGGCAGGCGCGCAATGGAGCTGCATTGCGAGGTGCTAAAATGAGGGGACGTAAACCGACCAGCATTGTGAGCGGTAGCAGTCCGGTTACGGAAGTGCCGAGGCCGCCCAGCTATATGAGCAAGGATGCCAAGGTAGAGTGGAAGCGCGTTGCGCGCATCCTGGTTGTCGAGCGCAAGACGCTCACCGATGCCGACCTGGCTACCCTGGAAAACTACTGCATTGCGACCGGCACCATGCGAGAGGCGCACCGGCTCTTGACGCATGAGGGCTTGGTAACGGCTGAAGGCAAAAAGCACCCGGCACACGGCATCCTAAACAATGCCCAGACTACGCAGCGACTTTGTGCTGCCGAGCTTGGCTTGACGCCGGTGAGCCGGTCACGGCCTGCCGTGCGCAGCGAAGGGAACGATGACGAAAACCCCTTCGGCATTTAGCGCCACCTATCCGCATTGGATTTATGACGGTTCGCCCATCGAAGACACTTTCGGTCATGGTGAGCGTGCCGTCCAGTTCCTGCGTTGGCTTAAGCATCCCAAGAGCAAGCTGCCCGGCAAAGGTTTTCAGCTTGACCCTTGGCTTGAGCGCATCGTGCGACGCATCTATGGCCCGCGCCACCCGGACGGCTCTCGCATCGTCAAAACGGTGGTGCTGCTCTTGCCGCGCGGCAACAGGAAGACCAGCACGGCAGCGGCGCTGGCATTGCTGCACACCGTCGGGCCGGAACGCGCGCCGCATGGTGAGGCCATCTTTGCCGCTGCCGACCGCAAGCAGGCCAGTATCGCCTTCAAGGAAGCGCTGGGCATCGTCCAGGCACACCGCACCATTTCCGGAGCGGTGAAGGTCTATGATGCCCACAACAGTGCGAAAAAGATCGTCTATGGCAAAGAGCGCGTGACGCTTGAAGTCATCTCCGGTGACGCGGGCACCCAACATGGCCGCACGCCCAATTTCGTCCTGGCCGATGAGCTGCATGTCTGGCCGAATTTCTATCTCTGGGAAGCCCTGCAATCCGGCCTGGACAAGTCCGACAACGCGTTGATGGTGGTCGCGACCACGGCAGGGCGCGGCCAGGAGAACGTTGCCTGGGAACAGATCGAGGATGCCCGCAAGGTTGCGCGGGGCGAAGTCGATGATCCGTCCATTCTGCCGATCCTTTTTGAAGCCGACCGCGATGCCGATTGGCGCGATGAGGCCGTTTGGTGTGCGACCAATCCCGGCCTGGCGCATGGCTATCCCAGCCTAGACGGCTTCCGCCGCGCCGCTGCCAAAGCAGAGCGCAGCATGCGGGAGCGCCAGAGCTTCAAGCAGCTCAAGCTCAACATTTGGCTGGACCAGAGC